ACACCTGCAAGACCCTTGCAAGCATGCTCAACAATATGATGAACCCTTTCTAAATCTAGAGAAGCGGTGTCACCATTTCTTTTCTTAACGCTAATCGTCATACCTTTTTCCATTCGGTTAATTTAACTTGTGCTTCTAATCCTTGGTACGTGTTTAATTCTACCAGAGATTGAACATCGTGTCCAGCTATTACCATGTCATTTATGTCCTTTTCCTGTATATCGTTTGGCCATATCACTACTTTTTCTCCTCTATTAATTGAGTTGGAGATTCGGTTAACGATTTCTCTGTTGCGAGGTTCGTTATCATAAACCCAAATATAATTGCTCCAACCAAACGTCCGACTACTAACATCGGACCCAGCCATTGCAATCGAGTTATCCAAGAGGGTTGAGTCGAACGGTCCTTCGACAACGTAGATTTTTTTATCGGGATTGATTCTGTCAAGTCCATAAATTTTGGGTTTGTTTTCATCCAACATGACAGTTATATAACGTAACTTATCCTTTGGATTTAATGCACGACCTTGGAATCCGAACCACTCACCGTCCTTATCTATAAAGGGGATGATAATCCTTGGATGATCCTTAGTTATGTTTGTGAAGGTAGGCTTCTGGGTGTTAACCCATGTACAAAACTTCTCAGCATAATAAAATAACGAGGGATCTAACCCTCGTTTTGTGATGTACTTATGAGCAACGTGTTCAATATTTAGACTAGAAATTTTTTTAAGATTTCCATGCTTCTTAAACACTGGCTTATTAAATTTTGGTTTCGGGACATAAGATCCTTTACCACTAGTACCCTTCTTATATCTCTCCATGATGTATTCATCATAGAGGTCTGGTGCCTGGTCTTTCAAGAAGTTTGGTAAGGTTCTACCCACTCCACAGTTATGGCATTTGAATACCATATCTGCTTTTGCACGAAAAAAATACCCCCTTGCCTTGTTCCTATGTTTCTGTGAATCACCACAGTAGGGGCAACGGAAGTTATATAAATCTGACTTCTTCCTAACAAACTTATCAAGTCTGCCAGATAAAAGCATTACATATTGAGCATCAACAAACTCAGACAACTTGAGAGACTTTAGGAATCTCTATCATACTAGTTGCTGTAGAATCTGTCAAGTTCTTGATGAATCTTTGGCCTGGTATACTAACAAGGAAAGATATAACAGCAAGACCACCAAAAATAGACCACATTTTCTTTTCCATGACTCTGAGGCGGTCATCAACCTTTCGTATATCTCTTTCACATCCTTTCTTTATTAATTCGGTTTCTCTTTCTACTAATCTACGATTACTATCTAACTTCTCAAACAATACATTATCAATTTGATCTTGCTTGTCTAACTTTTCATTATGAACAGCAAGAAGTTGCCCCATCTTTACAGAATTTTCCTGCAGAGATTGGACAACTTTTTCCAGTCGCTCAATGATAGCTGTATTAACACCTTCGGCCATGACTAACTATCTGCTTCGCCTTTATTACCACCAACTCTAGCCTTCTTCTTCATGTCTTGCACTTTACTTTGAAGTTGCTTCTGTAATGCTTGCTTCTTCATTAAGACTTTCTTTTTCTCAAGAGCAGTCTTCTGTTGAACTATTGCTTGTTGTGCTGACTTATCATCAGCTGATTCGTTAACATTTTTCATATGCTTATGCCTTTTATCCATAAAGAACTTACCAGCTTCGCCAGGCATAATTCTTTCGATAGAAATATCCCCACGGTATCTGTAATTAACAAGCAAACGTAACTTCTGACGGAGTTCGGCAGGATTGTTTGCATATATGATGGTATCTATACCACCTTTAGGGATCTTAACTCTGTATTGAAACAGTCTAGATCTACCACCAGGAACTTGACGATCAACGACAATAGGTCTATCGATCTCATTATCCTCCTTCATCTTCTTACGCTTCTGCACCTTCTTCTTGAAGTTCATGATAGGATCTATACCAGCATTAGGACCAGTAGCTGCAGCCTTGTGACTGAAACCTGCTCCACCTGCAGTGGCAGTGCTCATTGTTGGTGCATCTTCATTCATATCTGATTTAGTTCTTCTTGAATGTCATCATCTAGTTCCAAACTATTCATCATCCCTATAGGATATTTATTAAGATAAAGAAGTATGGTTTTTAAAATACTCCAATACTCTCTTTCTAATTTGTAAAAGAGTAATGGAGTTGCTGCTTCACCAAAAACATTATAAAGAATAATTAGATGATTTATAATCAAATGTATCCTTAATTGACCACCTCTAACGTAACGTTTAAGTAAACGTTTGAGGTACTTAAATCTTTTAAGGTCTTCATCAAAATCCTCACGTGTAACACAATGAGGATTTTCATAATGCTTAATGGCGAACAGAATGTAAGTATCCTCATTCAGTTCGTCAAATTTCATATACTATTATGTTGTAGTAATTGTTTTAGTAGAACCAGATCCACCAGCACCAATGGTATCACCTAGAACGAATACCTTATCGGATGCTGTGTTTGTACCAGCGTCCTTGATTGTTCCAGAGATTGTTTGAGCACCGATTGTATGTACCTTATCTGCAGCAGCACATGTAAAGTCAAACTCGACACGGTTTGTACCTGTTCCTCTAGCATATGTAGCAGTAATAGAAGCACTATCTGTTGTGTTAGTAACCACTAATGTTGCACCAGCAGTAACATCTACCTTCTCATTGTAGATAACAACAACGGTTCCTGTAGCTGCAGCAGCATATGTTGTACCCTCAAAGAATACAGCAGAGATATCTGCTTCACCTAGAGTATCAGTACCACGACCACCAGCTCCGACTAGACCATCAACTGCAACTAGAACTTCATCCCAGTACTTAGTCTGATCTCCTTTCTTATAGTGTCTAAGAACCCAACCTTCTGCTGTAGCAAAGATATTTGAGGGGTCTACAGCACCACCCTGTACAGCCCACTTAGGCTTTGCTTCATTAGCATCTGTGACTCCCCAAAGTGCCATGTTCCTCTACTCCAGAATTATTTTAACTAAGACTATTTATAAAAAAATGGGGTTTAAAACCCCATAAATTTATCCTTCTAATAGTGCTTTCTGAAGTGCTTCTACTAACTGATCATCAACTTTGTTTCCAGTCTTTGCTGCTGCTTTCTTAAGCAACTTGATTAGAAAATCTTTAATTACAGAGTCAAGATCATCAGGAATTCTATCAACTGCCTTATTGATTATGCTGATAGCGATTGGCATTAAAAAGTTAACCATAATTATATACCTATAGGTAATCTATATAGGCTTCACGAGTATATTTTTTTACCACCTTTAATATATCCTGACCCTTTCTTATCGTAAAATTTTACACCTCTTTTTTTAACCTCACCTGCATGCTTTTGAAAATCAGAAAACTTCTTTGCCTTATGATCAGCATGTCTCTTCTGTGCAGCTTTTATAATCTCTCTTCCGAGATCAGTTGTCTCTTCAACGTTTGTCATTTATACTTTCGGATCCTCCGACTGAGAATGGATTGTACTTATCCGTTGCAATTCTATACATCTTTTCATGTATAGGTTCCTCATCTACACCAGGAGGTTGAATCTCTGATGGTGATGTATCTAATGGTTCATCTGTTGCTATTGGCATTGAATCATGTGGGTGAGGTTTATCGTGAAACCAAGGATCATAGGTAATTTCTGGGAGACTCATGTTCCCAGACCCTTACCTTTCTTATAATTATCTTCTCCACCATACCTCGCCATTGTATTGGTATAGTCTTGAGCAGATTTAAATCCAGCTTTCTTTGCCTTAGCAACATAGGCTTTCTTATCTTGTGCTCTCTTCAGATACTTACCAGTACCCGATGGTGACTTAGCACCTTTCTCTTTCTTCCGTTGTCCTTCTGGTTTACCATTCTCCTTACTGATCTTACTTTTAACAAAGTTAAGTGCTTTATCTTTACTACCACCCTTGTCATAACCCTTCTCTTTCTTGAGACGAGTTGCTTCATCTACTACCTCTTCACTGACAGCCTTCTTAACCTTACCAGCAAATTTAAGAGTGCCACTAACACCTTTCTTAAATCCTTTTGCGAATTCCTTCACACGTTTCTCTGGTACTTTACCTGCTGCTCTTGCTTTGTTGTGTCTCTCAACACCCTTCTTAACAGCATCACCTACCTTACCTAACAATCCTTTCTTGGAAGTTGGTTTCTTTGGTTGTTCTTTCTTAGCAGTCTTAACTGCTTTCTCTACCTTCTTAACTGTCGCTGCTTTCTTCTTAGGTGCTGCTTTTGGTTTCCTTACAGTAACCTTAGCAACTGCTTTCTTCTTAGAAGTTTTACCTTCTGGTGCTTCTTCGTCACCATAGTTACGTTTAGCAGCAGCAGTGTTAGCATACTCACCTTTACCTGCTTTCTTTCTTGCTGCATCACCAGCATCAACCTTTGCCTTTACTTTTGCATATGAAGGTGCTTTAGCAGATGCCTTTCTTGCTGATCTTTCTTCATTAAGTTCTTCAATAGGATCAATAACAAAATCTACAAAATCTTCTAGTCCAACTTCATCGATGATCTGATCAAGACCCTCCTCATTAATACCTTCTGAGAAGAAATAATCAG